GATAGGAACATAATGGCTGTATCAGGCACATATAATTTTAATCTGGATATAGATCAGGTTATTCAAGAAGCTACCGAAATGATTGGTGGTGAGGATACACTTGGACATACCCCAGAATCTGCCAGACGTTCTATTAACCTAATGTTAAGGGATTGGCAGAATAGAGGTATTCTTCTCTGGACTACAAGTACAACGGCTGTTACAGTAACTTCTTCCGTAGCAGATTATTCTTTAAGTAGCTCTACAATTAATGTTTTAGAAGCTACAACTCGTAGAGATAATACGGATATTAAAATTACCAGAATTACTCCTGAAGAGTATCTACTTATCCCGGCAAAAACTCAGACAGGAAGAGCTTCACAGTATAGTATCAGGAGAGGCAGAAATAATCCTGTTATGTCTATATGGCCTATCCCAGAAAATTCTACCGATATTCTCAGGATGGAAATTGTAAGTGAAGTAGAGGATGTGGATAAGTCTGCTATACAGAATGCAGATACTCCTAAAAGATTTCTACCTGCGCTTACTTGTGGTCTGTCTTATTACTTATCTATGAAAAGACCGCTTGTACCAGATACTAAAATTGCAATGTTAAAGGCAAACTATGAGGAGATATTAGGAAGGGCAATGGAAGAAGACAGAGAAAGAGCTAGTATCTATCTTCTGCCCAGACTGACATTTTATAATTAGATATGGCAACACAAAGAAGAGCATTAGCGATGTGCGATACATGTGGATTTGTTTATCCACATAGAGTCATGAGATTAAATAGTTATGGAATGCTGGTATGTCCTCAAGACTTTGAAGGACAATATGATTTAAAGAATAATCCTCAGAATAAAATACCAAGAGTAAAAGATAATCCTGCTATTAGAAATCCCAGACCAGATACTGGAGGAAGAAGTATTTCATGGAATACTGCTTCTACTAAATGGGGTGATACAGAAAGGCTTTGGCAACAGATATGACAGATTTAACAGGAAAACTAATATCCAATACCTATAAGGATTTACTGCAAGTTAACTCCAGTGCATCTAATGGTGGCATTACAACTTCGATTACTAATATACAATCAGGTAATGGAGTTAATACAGCATTAAATCTTGCTACTAATAAAGCAAAGATAGATGGAAGTTTAGAAGTAGCAGGTACAGTATGTGCATCTACATATTATGGAGATGGTTCAAATCTTACAGGTGTAGTCGCTGCTGTAGGAGGCGATATATGTGTAGGTAGTGCTTCAATTGTTGGTAATCTTTATGTAAGTGGAACAACAAGCATTACTGGTGCTACTGTTCTTAAGTCTACAGCAACTGTAAGTGGAGCTACTGGATTTTTAGGAACATTAAGAGTAAGTGGAGCAACTAGTCTTGGTTCTACTTTAGATGTAAATAGTAATTTATCTGTAGGAGGTACAGCACAGATTACAGGTAATGCCAACTTTGATGGTGATGTTTCAGTAAGCGGTGATGTTTCTATAGGTACTAATTTACATGTAGGTGGTACTGTTACTATTGTCGGTAATACTACTTTGACAGGTAATCTGGCTGTTGGTGGTACAACGACTATAACAGGTAATTCAGGATTTCTAGGAACTCTTAGAGTAAGTGGTGCTACTAGTCTGGAAGCTGCCGTAGTAATGTCTGATACTGCTACTGTATCTGGTAATGCTGGATTTCTAGGAACAGTAAGAGTAGCTGGAGCAACTAGTCTGGAAGGTGCTGTAGTAATGTCCGATACGGCTACTGTATCTGGAGCAGCAGGATTTCTGGGAACAGTCCGGGTAAGCGGTAATACAACTATTGGAGGTACACTGGATGTATTAGGAAATGTATGTCTAGGCGGTAATGTAACTGTTAAGGGTGATGTACATGTAAGTAGTAAGGTTTGTGCTTCTGCTTTCTTCGGGGATGGCTCTAATATAACTGGAGTACCTGTAGCAGGTAATATATCAGTAGGTAATGCTACTATAGGAGGAAACCTATATGTAGCAGGTACAGCTACAGTATCAGGTAATGCGGCTTTTCTGGGGCAGATAGCTCTCTCTCAATCAGCAGCAGCTTCAGTACATGCAACAGCAATAGATGGAATAACATCTGTATCCCTTAATTTTGGAACAGGACAGAATTTCCTGACTACAGTTACAGCAGCACATACAATGGCACAACCAACAAATTGCAGGGTAGGACAAACAGGAAGTATCTTTTTTGTACAATCAGGAGGAAGTGGTACTCTATCTTGGAATGCTGCTTGGAAATTCCCGGCAGGTACTGATCCAACCTTCTCTACATCAAATGGAGCAGTAGATAGACTTGATTATATTGTTGCTTCAGTATCCAGTGACGATACTGGTGAAAACATTCAGGCAATTTTATCACAGGAGTATGGTTAAAAATGTTTCAAAATAATTTATTAATGGCGGCTGCTAGTGGTGGTGGATATGCTATCACAAAGTCATGTACATTCAATGGTTCTGACGAGAAGATGACCAGAACGTGGTCGGCCTCTCCTACAGCTAACGATATTTGGAGTTTAAGTATATGGCTTGAGCGTGATGCTGCAAGTGGCAAAGAAGGTTATTTTGGCCCAGTTATTCAGGCAAGTCGTAATGGTTCAGTAAAGTTTATTACTGGTGATGTTATAGAGATTTATAACGACAATGCTACGCATGCCATTGACAGAAAAACAAATAATACAGTCGGAACAGATTGGGTTCACCTTTTACATACATTTGAATTAGGAGCTTCACCTAATCCCATTAAAATTTATATAGATGGGACTGAAGCAACTTATAGTTATAGTCTTGATCAAGGAAGTTCTGGTTACGCTATAAATCATGCGAGTCAAATCCATGATGTTGGTCGAACATATCATGATGCTGGTTACTTCGCTGGGGATATTGCAGAAGTTGTATTTATTGATGGTTCGGTAATTTCCGTAGGAGATGTCTATGATGGTGGGAAGGCAGTTGATCCTTCAGGTTTGACATTTGGCGATGACGGTTTTCACCTTAACTTTGAAGACAGTTCAGATTTGGGAAAAGATGTATCTGGTAATGGTAATGATTTTGCGTTACACAATATTGACAGCGGTAATCAATCTACAAACGTTCCACCTCAATAGGAGAACATAAATGTTTAAGTACAAAAATAAAGTAATAACTCCGGGAAAGGGATGGAAAGATGATGAAGGAGTTAGACATCCAAGAAATTGGAATATTTGGTCTAGTGCTGAAAAGAAAGAAAGAGGAGTAGTAGAAATAATTCCTGATACTCTTCCTGATTCAAGATTATATGATTGGTCTGGGCCAGATATAGATGGAAAGATAACTTCTACGGCTAAAGATTTAGATACTCTTAAAATAGATATAAAAATAGATATTCAGGACCAACAATTTACTGAATTAAATAAAAGTGATTGGGCTTATATTCGACACTACGATACAGGAAAAGATGTTCCTGCTAATATTGAAACATGGAGAAATGCAATTAGAACTAAAGCTACAGAAATGGAAGATGCTTTAGCTGCTTGTTCTAGTGTTGAAGATATAGCTAAATTATGGCTTGTTACAGATAAAGATGGTAATAAGTCTGGAATACTTTATGATTGGCCTGAACTGGAGGAATAATGTTTAAAAAAATATTAATAATAAATGTCTTACTTTTTTTTATTACTGGATCTGTATATTCTCAAAAACAAGAATCTGAATTAGTTTTAGGAACTATAATGACAACTCATAGAGCGCATTGCGCTCCATCAGTAGAGATGACTAAAGTATTTAAAAATGAACAAATAGTATTTACAGGAGTTGTAGATCAATCTAATATATTTAAAGTATATTTAAAAAAGGATGGGATTTGGACATCTATGTTAACTAATATATCAGGTGTATCCTGTATTTATTTTTCAGGAATGCCGGGAATACTAAGTCCTAATAAGGATATTAAGAAGGACACAAGTGCAAGGATATGGGAGTAAGATAAATGGCTAGTACATATACAACAAATCTTCGCCTAACAAAACAAGGGGATGGAGATAATCCGAATACATGGGGCGAAGTTCTCAATAATGTTATTAGTCTTGTTGATCAGGCTGTAGCATCCTATACTACAGTTTCTATAGGATCTGCTGCTACTGTCACTCTTACTGAAAATCTGGGAAACTTAGATCAATCTCGTTCTGCCATACTGGAATTTAAAGGATCAGTAGGTGGAGTTGCTACTTCTATTTTTGTTCTTATCCCTAATTCACCAAAAACTTATGCCATTAGGAATGTAGTTTCAGCTAATACAACTGCTAGTGATGCTGTTGTTTTAAGAGTAGCAGGTAATGCAGGTGTAACTGTACCTACAGGAGGAACAGGTTATTTTCTTACTAATGGAACCTCTGTATTTTCTCTTAATGCTGCTGGTATTCCCGGTTTAGGGACAGTAGCTACAAAAGATGTGGGTGTTTGTGCTACAAATATTCCTGATACTTCTTTATCTGATATAAGATATGTACGAACTTCCGTATCCAGTTCTATTGTAGCAGAGAAAACATTTACCGCTTCAGTTATCTTTACCAGTGCAGTTAGAATGGAGGGATTAGTATCTTTATCAGGTGCTGTTAAATCTTACATAACAACTCTTACAGATGCTGCTTCAGTCGCTGTAGATTTTAATGATGCTAATATGTTTATGGTAACTCTGGGTGGTAACAGAACACTTGCTGCTCCTTCTAATGCAACAACAGGACAAACAGGAAGTATATATGTAGTACAGGATGGTACTGGCGATAGAACTTTAAGTTATAATACTGCTTGGAAATTTTCTGAAGGTTCTGTTCCTGTTGCTACAACTGCCGCTTCTGCTGTAGATCTTTTAATTTATAGTGCTAGAAGTGCAACGACAATTGATGCAGTAATGTTACTAGACTTTAAGAGATAATATATGACCGCCAAACTTGCAAAATTTGATTTCAATCAGGGTTTTAATAGAGAGACTACTCAGTATGCTGAAGAAGGCAACTGGTTTGATGGTAATCGTGTAAGGTTTCGTGCTGGCAGACCAGAGAATATAAGAGGATATGAAACAAAAGTATCTACTTCATTTGATGGATCAGCTAGAGATCTAATTGCATGGAAAGATAACAGTAATAAGAAGAGGTCTATCTTTGGTACACCTGATAAGGTATATGAAAATAATGGAGATTCTATTACTGATATTACTCCTATTACTACGATTGTAACCCTGACTAACTGTTTCGGTACAAGTGCAGGAACAACCAGAGTATGTTGTTCTGATGGATCACATGGAAGACAAAAGAATGATTGGGTTTTATTTACTTCGGCTGCTACTTTTGGAAGTGATGTAAGCCTGACAGGAAATATATATCAGATTACTTCTATTGTAGATATAAATGTTTTTACAATATCTATTACGAGTAATGCAGCAGCTACTTCTACTCAGGCAGGATCAGCTACCTTTAATTACTATATTGCTACAGGAACTTCTGTAGCTACACAAGGAGTAGGATATGGAGCTTCTGACTACAATGCGGCAGACCCTGTTTCAGTGGGTCTTAGCAAGATTACAGCTACTGGTGGTAATGCGCTTGTTACTGTTTCCTGTGCTTCTGCTCATGGTGGTGTGGCTAATGATTTTGTAGTCTTTCAAAATACTTCCATAGATTCTATAGCGGCTACCATAGGCGGTAATCTAAATCTAACTAAGTCAGCAGCAGGAGGTCCAGAGTTTACTATTGTATCTGTTAATGGTACACAGGTTATTGTAAGTGCAGCAGCTAATGCAAGTTCAAGTGGAGATGTTACATCTTCTCTTAATATGACAGCCCTGATCTATAAGCAGACAGATGGAGGAGGATCAGGAAGAGAATGGGATACTGAAGCTTCAGCAGATGCTACTGATCTGGCTTTGGATATAGCGCAATGGAGTATGGATAACTGGGGAGAAGATGTCTTATTAAATCGTAGAGGAAGTAATATATTTTATTTTGAGACTGCTCTTTCTACTACGCCTATGAGAGCAACGACTGTAACAACATCTCCTCTTAGTGTAAACTCTGTGATTGTTTCCCCAAATGACAGGCATGTAGTTGCACTAGGAGCTAATGAATTTAGTCCTACTGCTACTGTAA